GGCGCAGCACCTCGGCCCCCATGTCGGCCAGCATCATGGCCGCGAAGGTGACGGGCCCCAGTCCGTCGAATTCGAGGATGCGAAGTCCGTTCAGCGGTTTCATATGCATTGAGTAGCAGACCCGGTCTTGACCGGAAGGGCGGATTGCAACAGAAGGCGCCCTTCGACGGTTTGGGCCAGGCCCGAACGTCGCGCGGTGCGTCCTTAGCTCAGTTGGTTAGAGCATCTGACTTTTAATCTGGACGTGTTGTTGATTTCGTTCGTGTTTTTGCACAAACCGATCTATTTTGACTTCTAGTCAATTCAGTTGGTTATGGTGGCGGCGCAAACCGAAACTGACAGCTAGACACAGCAAAACGCCCCCGGCGTGAACCGAGGGCGCTTACTATGACCGGCGATCAACTCCGGCCAGCCTGCCGAGGCAGGTCTTACTGCGAGGCCGGGCTTGATACCGGCTATTGCTAGGGGCTTCAGGGCCTCCGCAATGGAGGGCAACTCCCTTACCAGCCGCCGCGCTTCCTTCAGCGCCGCTCGCCCCTGAATCAGGCCTGATCTATGGGGGATTGCAAGGGTCCAGACGTGACGAAACCCCCGCCCTCCGAAGAGAGCGGGGGCTCGAATACGGAGCCGGGGCTCGACGCTAGATGGTTTCGGTCGCCATGTGGCTCTCCTATCCCGGCAAGAGGCGGCGCCACCACGGCCGCTCAATCTGTCGAATGGCCTGGGCGTCTCGCTTCTCGCAAGCCGTCACGATCTCCACCACGTCCGACGTGCGACCGTTGGCGCGGGCGAGTTGCCCGGTTTGCTCGATCCCAAATACCTGCCAATCGGCCTCCACGGCGTCGGGCGTCGGCAGGGCGGCGGACGGTACAGGATCAGTCCACCCGGCCGGAATCAGAGAGGAGCATCCTACAGTCGGGGCCTGCACTCGGATTGACCCGGCACACGCCCCGGCGAGCGGCGAGATTAGCAGCAGAGCGATCAGGGGCTTGACGGACATCGGTCGTTCCTTTCGTTACGGCTTGGGTGATCTGGTCGTTTCGGGCGTCAGCCCTGTCGCGAATGCCGCTGGCGTCTTGAGCGGCTCCGGTGCGGCCCTCGGCCATCGTCTGGCCGGCCTCGGCCTTCCGGGCGTCGTCTCGGGCGCTGCACACGTTCAGGACGGCCAGGATCAGGCACAGGGCTATCGCAGCTACAAACAGGGCGAGGATGGCCCTGGCGGCGCTGTCTGCGCCCTTCAGCCACGCGATCACGCGGCCATCTCCACTCGCGTTCGAAGCCAACCGTAAACGAAGCTCTCGTTTGCGGCCCGGCCTTCGGCGAGCGAGATGTAGCGTTCGGCCTGGAGCCCGTTCAGGCCCTTCAGGATCACGGCCTCGCCTTCCTTGCCGCGAATCCGCAGGAAAGCCCCAAGGGCGCGGATGGTGGCAGGGCCGACATCGCCATCTACCTTCAGGTCGGCATAGTCCTTGCCCTGGCGGTTCAGGGCGTTCAGGCACCGTTGAAGCATGGTCGAGGCGACCGCAGGCCCCATGTTGATCCCGGTGTCGAACATCTCTTCCGCGATGCGTTCGGAAAGGGTGGCGATGCGATCGAAGCCGGGGGCGGTCCAGTATTGCGCCCGATAGATTTCGATGGCCTGGGCTCGCGTCATCGTCCGCATGGCCCCGGCGTAGCCAAAGCGGCGCGCTGTACCGACGGTGATCCCCCAAATGGTTTCCCCGCCCCGGTCGTCAGGATGGTTTACGTAGCCGCCTTCACGGCCCAATACGCCCTCGATGAGGCGCGCGAATACGTCGCTCATGGTCAGTCTCCAGATTGTTGGGATTGATGCGAACGGCGTTCGCATGTCAGCCTGTCGGCATGAACCGGCGCGACAGGACGGATTGGGTGCTTTGCATCGGCTTGGTGGTCGTTCTTCTGACCGGCGCCGCCTTGACCGTTGCGAGCTGGTTCTAGCGCCGTTCGCGAACCCGGTTCGTCAGTCGCCCGTCTCTACCGTCAGCCCAGCCGGACCGGCCTTGGCCTCGACCCGCTTCAGCCCGCCGGACGCCAGCCGGAAGACGACCACGCCCAGGATGGCGACCAGAGCCCCGGCGATCCAGGCCAGGGCCTGAACCCGGACGGCGGCGACCTCGTCTGGCCATTCAGGCAGACCCAGCCAGCGCCAGGCCGGGGCCGACGCCAGGGCCGCCACGATCGACATGATCATGACCGACAGGGCCGGCCCGGCCCAGGCCAGCATCTTGACCGCCGCTTCCGGCGGCCGGGCGACGACCGAGGCGGCCTCGGGCGTGTCGGCCCCCTTGGTCGCGGCGGCGACGGCCTCCATGGCCTTGGCGGCTTCCGGGTCGGTCATGGCTTCCTCCTGCGGCGGGGCGGGACGACAGAGGCGGTCCCGGCGGCTGGGTCTATGGCGGTAAAGGCGCCCGGCTGCGTCGCGTCCGACAGGTCGTAGCCGTTCTTGCGGAGAATGCTCTCCAGGCTCAGCGACCGTTGCTGCTCCTGGCGCAGTTCGCCCTCCAGCCGCTGGATCTCCTGGCGCAGGCCGTCCACCTCTTCGCGCAGGCCCGCGACGGTGTTCTCCGCCGCCTTGTTCAGCGCCTCCTGAAGCTGGGCCGCCGCGCCCAGGATAGCGGCCTGGCCCGGCCGGCGACCGTTCAGCCAGGCCCAGAAGCCGGTGATCCCGGCGCCGCCGCCGGCCGCGACCAACAGTTCCACGATGTCGCGGGCGCGCTCGGGCATCTCGCCTCCAGGGTTCAATATCGGCTGAAGTTCAGGGCGACGGCGACGAAGCAGATCAGCCGCCAGCCCATCGGCACGCGATCGACGCCCAAGGCTTCGAAGAAGACGTAATCGCCCAACAGTTTCGGCCATCTGCGGTCGGTCCGCATCCGATCATGGACGACGGCGGATCTGGCGATCTGATCCGACAGCCTCATCCCGGCCGCCGTGCGCGCGAACCAGACGGGCAGGCTGGCCAGGTCCGTACAGAACCCCTCCGGGGCGGTGATCGTCCATCCCGATCCCAGGAAGCCGATTTCATAAGCCAGCGGCGAGGTGAGGAAGTAGACCGGGCGGGCGTTCTTGATCTCGCCGGTTCGCTCCCAGGTCGCCTCGGTGAAGCGGCTCACGACGGTTCTGGCCATCCCGCCAGGATGTCGACTGATGCCGGGTCTTCCGCCGCTCGGATGGCGCTCTTCAGTGCGCCGCCGTGGAACAGCAACGCCGCGCCATATGCCGTCATGGTCGCCAATACCTGCAACACCTGCGCCGCATTCGTCTGGATATTCCAGTTGTCCTCAGCCCTAATGGGCAGGATTGTTTCAGGCGCGCCGCCGACCACTGCCGTCAACGCCGCGCCTTGCAAGGTTTGCCAGTTTGAACGGTCCAGGGGGCTCATCTGGAGACGGCGCTCGCCGGCTTGGATCTCGGCCCCGCTGTCATCGACCGCTTGCGTCTCTCCGAAGTCATAGGTGAAGTCCAAGGCCAGACGGCGATCACGCTCGGCATCAACGGCCGTGCACAGGCGCGCCACCACCTCTTCCGGCGTCAGGGGTTCCGGCGGCGTCAGAGTGGACGCCATGGTGGCGGAAAACCGCATCGCTCGAGCGAGCGATGCCGGCAACCCGGCCGGGTACAGCGCTGGATTGTCTCCGGCCGCTGCCAGGATGGTCGAAATCTCTGAAAAGCGAGAACGGATCGCCTCTTCTACGGCGGCCTTGGTTCCAAATGACGCAGGCAAATCAGTCATGAGAATTTCCAGTTCTGAACAGAGATTGACGATCACGCCACGGGAGAGGTCTTCAGTGTGACCTCTACGGTTGACTGCCCGTCCTTGCTGACCGGCCCACTGCCGCGCACCTTGACGCGATAGGTAGGGTAAGAGCCCTGAACCGGTGCGAAGGTGTGGACCAGAGGATCTTCCGGCAGGCCCGATCCCATGGACTTGGTCGCCAACACGGTTTCGACGCCGCCGCTGCTGACGCCGACCACGTCGGCCGTGACGATCGGTGCGGTTACGTCGTCTTCACTGGTGCTGGTCACGGACGCCTCGACCAGGACCGTACCCGTGGACGTCAGCTGGGCCGCCGTCGTCGAAGATGTGGTCCGGAAGACTGTCACCGTGCCGGCGGCGAAGCGCGCGGCAACCGTGACGACGACATTGTCAAACACGTAGGGCGCCGTCGTCATCCGGCCATTAAGGCCGTTCGCTGTGGTCATGGATCCGATCGCGATGCTGGAGGGACCCCACCATTCCAGCAAGTTCCCACTTGCGCCGAACGGAGCGCCGAAGGCGAGGACACGGATATTGGGACCAACAGTCGTCTGAAGCGTGTCGGTCGCGTCGTCGAAAACGGTGTTGTCGCCCCAGAAGATGTACGGCGCGTCCAAGGCGACGAAGCTGCCCAGCGAGGACGAAGTGAGGCCTATCCGCGCGGGCTTTCCGCCCGATGCATTGGCGACGACCTCCCAGCGGGCCAAGGCCTGCTGGTTCTCCAGATCAATGATGGCGAGGGCCTGCTCTGTGACGGAGGCCTGAACAGCCTTGGCGTCCTGATCGTCAGACCAAGGCGTCGCATACGCCCCCGTGTTCACCTTCAGCAGCGTGAACGCGACGTTGCCTCCGGTCCCCAGCTTGCGCGCGAGGATGCGGAATCGCGTCGCCGTAGCGGGGCGCACGTCATTCTCGACGATGATGCGCTGGAAGCCGCCTTGCGGAACGATTGTGACCGTGCCGAAGCCGACCTGCGCTGTCTCGCTCCACCATTCGATGACGAGGTTCAGGGAGACGTTGGCGCCTGACCGAGAGCCCATGAAGGCGAAGGACAGGTTGGTGTCGACTGGATAGTATTCGGTCCAAAGATCTTGCTGACCATCCGCGTCGCAGAACGCATAGGCCGCGCCGGGCCCGCCGGCCGTTCCGACAATCCATCCGGTACCGCTTTGGATGTAGCTCGCAAGCCCGCTTCGGAAGTCGCCGTTGCGGATTTTGTTAGGCAGCAGGTTTTGTCGAGCACTGACCTGGCTGATCGCCTGCGCCGTCGCCGTCCGGTCATTCGCCGCCGCGTTCTCGATGTCGATGATGTCGGCTTCGGTGTTCTCCGTGCGGGCCGTCAGGTTCGTGATCGACGTCCCAAGGGCGGTGTCGCCGTCGATCCGGAACTGGTTCAGCTGCGACAGCCGAGCCGAGAGGTTGCCCTGTCCGCCGCGCGCCGCCGCGATCTCGTCGCCCTGCGCGTCGATGTCGGTTCGGGCCTGACTGACGAGGGCGGACACGTCGAAAATGTCGCCGAAGGCCGCAGTGATGTCGGCGTTAATCGCTTGGATGGTCGGCGCGTTGGGTGACGGGTCCAGAAGCGGCGCCGTGTAGGGACCGTAGACGTAGCGGTCCGAATAGTTCTGGTTCCTCTGGTACTGAACCGCGACATAGTAGGTCGCGCCGGGCTGAAGCCCCTCGATCGGGATGTTCGTGACGGTCGGCGGGCCCTGATAGGCCTGCTTCCACGGTCCCGTCGCCGTCGGACCATATTCCACGATGATAGCCGTCGCGGTGTCGTTAGAGACAACGCCGGTCAGGTCGAAGCTGGGGAGGCCGCCGCCGCCGGGCGCCGGGGGTCGCGGCGTGATGGTCCAATCGCCAGGGAGGGGAGGGGTGACGTAGCGCGGATCGACCGGCGTCAGAACCTGCGGTTCCGGCGGGGTCGGGCTCTGACCCAGGGCGAACGGATACTTCCCGTCCGTCTCGCTGACGAACGACATCCGCACCACGCCCGTCGCCGGATCATAGTCCGTATTCAGGCACAGGCATTTCAGCCCGTTCAGAACAAAGCCCGGTTCCGTGATGGTGAAGGCGTCGCCCGGCCGGATGCGTTGGAGGTGCGGCTTCAGCGGGATCACGCCCGCGATGCCCTCGCGCGTATTGGCGATCTGGAGCGCCGCCAGCTGGGCGGCCTGGACCGCGTTCGAGACATAGGGATAGTCGATCCCGCGCGACCGAACCGCGCCGTCTTCCTCGCGATAGCTCTCTGCCGTGACCTCGCCGTCCAGCGCGGTCATCTGCCAACGGTGCGCCGGGCTCCAGAAGCGGGGCCGCAGGGTGTTGATGCGGTCGATCCGGCTGGCGGCGGCGTCGATCTCCAGAGGGCCGGCCGTGTCGGCGGCCGAAATCGTGACGATGCTCGACCTAGGCGCCGCGCGGCTGATGCAGCTGATCTTGCCCGCGCGCTGCGAATAGATGGCTCCCCCGGCCTGGAGGAAGGACTGAAGCACCTGGTGTTTGTCGTCATCCGTGTTCGGATAGGCCGATACGGTCCAGCCGTTGGCTTTGGCGACGTTCGATGCGGCGACGAAGGCCGGAACGTCGATGCCCGACAGTTTGGCTCCGATGCCGCCGACCTGATAGTCCGTCGTGCTGCCGTGCGCCGGCGCCCCCTTCAGCGTCGGACCTTCCCACAGGCCAAGCGCCCATTTCAGCGCCCACAGGATGGGGCAGGTCAGCGTGACCCAGGTGCTGGAGTCGTGCAGGCGACAAGGGCCGGACCCGCCCGGATAGGTGCTGTCCTGGGTCGGGTCCCAGCCCTTCAGCCCCATCATCTGGACCAGCGGCTTGATCTCGCCGGTCGGGAAGGCCGAACCCTTGGAGTTCTCGGCCATGAAGATGACGCCGGCCGCCTTTCCGGACAGCTTGTGCGTCGATGTCCAGCCGGGCAGGGTCGCGCCGTTCTTGAAGCCGGAGGGCGTCGTCAGGGCGACCGGGGCGGGCTGATGCCCCAGGACGTAACGGAAGAACAGCTCCTGCCGATACGGCTCGGTCGTCGCGCCGCCGTTGGCGTCGAACGACATCGGATAGTCGTCGGCCTTGAACGACTCGATGGCCGTGATCGGCCCCGCGCCCGACAGGACGAACGGGATGCCGTAATACATCAGGTCCGGGCCGAAGGTGTCCCGGTGGATGACTGACCCCGCGACGCCGACCCGACCAGCCGCGAACGGGATCGGTCCGTCCGGGTCGATCACAAACTCGAACGTCCGTCCCGACTGCCCGACTTGGGGCTGAAACACCGACAGGGCCGTGCTGATCGCCAGATTGGTCAGGGCGTTGAAGGCGACGGACTTCAGCGTCGTCATCAGAGTGGCTTTGGCCGCCGTCGCTGCGGCGGCTGGGGCTGCGGCGGAGATTGCGCTGGCGGATGCCGGCAGGGCGAAAGCCATTCACACCCTCCAGGCGCAGACGAACATGTGGGGGATCATCGGTTCGATCAGGCCGCTGACGCGGTTCAGGGCCAGCACCCGGCCGTTGTCCAGGGCCACCGCCAGGGAGCATCCGAACCCGTCGCCTTCTTCGGACGGCAGGGCGATCAGATCGCCGGGCAGGGCCGCCGCCGGCGCGATCCGCTCCAGGCCCATCGCGTCGATCAGATCGACCAGCGACGCGAACCCGGTTCGCTTCAGATAGGCCAGCGCGCCACGCCAGGTCTTGTGCCGCGAGGCGTTCAGCAGCTTGGCCGACCGCCCCATGTTGTGCAGATCGTGCGCCGCCAGCTTGCCGCAGTCGCGCACGCCGGGTTCGACGGGCTTATAGGCGAACCGGTCCATACAGGCCTGCGTCGCCGCAGCCCGTTTCAGCATCGTGGTCATGGATCAGTCCCTAGTCGGGCAGGAAGGGCACGAAGGACTTCAGCAGGCGCTTGAACACGCCGGGGTTTTCCGGACGGCTCCGCCATTCCTTCTTGCGGGTCACGCCGTCCACGAACGCCAGGCCCAACTCGCCGGGCCAGATCAGCTGATGGAAGGCGTTGTTCAGCCGCCAGTCGGCGTTCGGCTCCAGTTGCCGCTCCGCCTGGGTTCCGCACTCCAGCGTCAGGCTCCAGCCTTCGCCGTCCACAGACAGGCGCGGCTTGTCGATCTCACCGTCAAACTTCAGTTCCGGCGTCCCGATCAACAGGCCGGACATGGGATCGACCACGCCCTCCCACCATTGGAAGCGGCCGCCTTGGACGTTGGGCGACCCCAGAGCCGCCGCCGCGATATCCGAGGCAGGCAATATCTCGACCTCGACCCGAGGTGTCCCGCTGTCGGCCCCGTCCTTGGCGTTCCCGACCCGGCTCAACACCCCATAGGTCGGATGCCGACCCAGATAGGTTTCGACTCCCTCGCCATCCCCGGCGTCGAACAGCGCGAAGCCGCCGTCCGTCAGGCACAGAGCCTCGCCGGGCAGTTCGAACCGAACCAGGGTGCATTTGATCGGCGCGGGTTGCTGAAGCGCCGCGATGAGGGCGGAGTCCATTCAGTCACGCTCCTCGATCGTGAACTGAAGGCCAACGGCCGGCAGCGTCGCCAGCGACGCCGATTGGTTCGCCGGAACGAAGCCCTCGACCTTGGGCGAGGCGAGTTCGACAGTCGCTCCGTCAATCGTCGGACGCCGCAGAAGCGATGTCACTTCAATAAGCGCCTCTCCAGATCCATCCGCCACGACATCGGCCGCGACCAAATAGAGGTACCGCTGACCGTTCAGGACCAGAGACATCCACTTGCCCTTTTGGATCGGGACCGATGGCGTCAGACCACGAACCGGGACGACGTTTCCCGCCGCAACCCCGTCACAGACCGGCGCGGCGCCATAGGACTGAGGCGGGGCGTAATCCGGCACCGCCATGACGATCGGTTCACGCTTCCCGCGTGTCAGATCGGCAAACAGACCCATGCCACAGGCCCGCGCATCAAGGGCGGGAATGGTCACGTCCCACGCCCAATGATCGCCTTTTCGGGCCAGAGGCTGGTTCGACCCGCCGAAAGCAGGGCGGAGGACATTCCCCGCCGCGACTTCCCGGACTTCATAGGTCGTGGTGCTGGGAAGCGCCTGAAGCGTGATCGTCATTTCAGCCTGTACCGCTTCGCTGCATTGGCCTGGGCTTGATCGGCGCGGGATTGGGCGACCGCCGCCTCTGCACCCCGCCGCGCCGCCGCCTCCGCAATGGCCGCCACGGCTGCGTCTCCGTTGGCGCCCGACACATCTACCGTGACGGCGAGGACGCCGCCGCTGGTGCGGACGCTTCCGGTCTGGAGCCCGCGCATCTGCCCGTTGGTCAGGACCGACCCGCCGACCCCCGGCACGAACCACTCGCTTTGCGGGTTGTTGTGGTTGATCTTGTAGGCTCGGCCTGCGGTGACGGGACCGCCAGTCGCGCGAGCGCCGCCGCTGAAGAATGACCCGACGCCGGACGCGATGGAGTTGAGGAGGCCGCCGCCCTTCTTGTCCCCGCCGACGCTCGACAACAGGTCGAAGAGATCGTCGGCCAGATTGTCCAGCATCCGCCGTGTAAAGCGATCCGCCAAGCCGTCGAAGAACCCGCCTACGTCTCCGTCTATGGCGGCCTTGATGCCGTCGCTGAAAGCAGAGCGGAACTCATCGCGCATCCGCCCAGAACGGCCTGCGGAATCCAGTGCATCGAACTCTTGTCCGGCCCTGGCGCGGGCCTCTTCCTCAGTGAGAGCCAAGCGGAGAGCCAGCAACTCGTTAGTGCGCTGCTCAATGAACAGTCGCCGTTCGGCGTCACGGATTGCGCCTTCTTCGCCACGCAGCCCGGCAAGTTGCGCCTCGATCTGAAGGGCGTCGAGAAGCTGATCGTTCAGCAGCCGTTGGTAGTCGGCCTCGCGTTCGATCTGGCGTTGGCGGCCTTCAAGGATCTTGTCAACTTCCTCCTCGGCCTTCGCCCGCTCCTCGACCAGAAGCTCCGCCTGGTTCAAGAGCGCGAGATGTTCAAGCGCCTTTGCGTTGGCGTCTGTATATCCAGCGTCGGCATAGTCGGCCGTCAGTTGGGCGAGCGTCTGACGTTCCTCTGCCGCCTTAATCGACGCCTCATCTCCGGTCGCCCGAGCCTGGGCTATCGCCAGCTCCAGGGCCAGCGCTTCCCTGCGTTCTGCGAGCCGTTCAGCGGCTGCGGCGGCGGCACGGCCTGAACCTGATCCGGTTCCAGCGCCCGGACGCCTTTGGGCTTCCGACAGGCCGAAGTCACCAAGTTGGGCGACAGCGTCGCGCGCTGCCCTTTCCGCGTCTCTTTGCGCTTGAGCGGCGGCCTCCGCCGGAGTCCGCTCCCGGCCCAACTCCAAAAGGCCCTGGTTCCGCTTGCGCCGGGATTCTATGCCCTGGAGGTAGGTTTGTTGGCGCCGGGCCTCGGCCGTATTGCCTTCGTTGGTGAGGCGGGCAATCTCGCCCCGTACACGAGCCTCTTCTCTGAGAGCGTTTGTTACCTGGCTTTGAAGATCGGTTCGGGGGCGCTGTGTGTCGCCGGAAAGCGCGAGCGTTGATCCAATAGCAACGCCAGCCGCCCCAGTTGCCGCAAGCCCAGCACCTGCCGCGCCCTTTGCGACCGCCCCGGCCCCGCCACTGGCTGCCACGGCTGCAAGCGCCGCTCTGGCCGTTACTGCCGCATTGATTAACGCGCGGAGGCCCGTGATTGCCGCGCCAACCGGTCCAGACGCCGCCACGAAGGCGAGAAGGGCCAGGCCCGCCGCCTGTGTGCCTTCCGGGAGCTTGTTGAAGGCGTCGAGCGCGTTGGAGGCCCACACCAAAACGTCCTTTGCGACAGGGAGGAACTTCCGTCCGAAGTCCTCAGCCGCCTTGGTGAACTCGGCGCGGGTCCGCTTCTGCTGTTCGGCCAGTTGGTCGCTTTCGCGTGAGACCTGACCATGCATCTCGGCGCTTTGCCGCATGATGATGTTGGCGCGGGCGATGGCCTTAGCGCCTTCAGACGCTTGCTCGGCATTGCCTTTGAAACCAAGACGCAGAAGTTCGGCCTTCGTCGCGGTTTCATTGACGACGATCCCGAACCGCTTCAGGGGCTCGGTCTCGCCAGTCAGGCCGGAAATGACGGCGCGGAAAGCCTCTGCATCCTCGACGTTCGCAAACGCGCCAATGTCCAGCGAGCGCCGCTGAAGTTGATCCACAATCTTGAGCGATTGTTCGGCATCCACCCCCAGGGCGGTCAGGACGCTCCGCATCTGAGTGAAGTTGTCCTTCACGTCAGTTTCGAGGCGACCGAACTCAGAAGCGACTGCGGAGACCGCATTTTTCGCCTCGTCCGGCATGTCGCGGAAGACTTGCGTGAACGCCCCGTCAACGGCCTCAGCGCGCTTCGCCGCGCTCAAGGAGAAGCCGACGATGGCGCCCAGCGCGACGGTGGAAGCGAGTTGGATGGGGCGGTAGAAGTCGTTCGCTACGTCCTGGCCGGCGTCCTTCCAGTCCTTTTTGATGGCGTTGAGCGTTTTCCGCGTCTCGGCCTGAGAGCCATAGAGCGCGCGGTTCATCTTCTTGATCTGCCGCTCAAACTGTTCCGCGTTCGCTTCGACGCGAACCAGCAGGCGTTCGATTTCGTCGGCCATAGACGCCCTTTCAGGCGTCCACGACTACTCCGTCGCGGCTGACGCCTTCTGATTGTTCAGGATTGCCGCTCGGAGCCGCTCCACGGCGAGCCAGACCATGCCGGAGACAAAAGCCGTCGCGCCGCCCACGAAATACAGCAGCCGTTGCTGCATGAGATCGACATTCGCAATGCCGAACTCGCCAGGGGCCTGTACGTCCATGCCGCCAGCATAGAGCATCTGCGCGATGCCGCTAATAACCAAAAACCAACCGACAATCTTCATGGCTCGTCCTCCCGAGCCTAAGACCTAGCCGCTTTCACCGCTCTTTCAAACGCCTCGATGCTTGGCGCGCCAGACTTCTCTTCAATGCCTTGAGATTTCCGCCAGCCACGGTGCGCCTCGCCTAGTTGCCAGAGGCTGCTTTCTTGGACTTGGCGCGGGGAGAGCCCGATTTGGGCGCCGGCGGCGTAGAGCCCTGCGAAGCGGATTTTCCGGCGGGGGAGGGGTCTTTCTCCTCCGCCTTGGGCTCCCCCGATGGAGCGTCCTCATCCGGTGCGCCGACCAGAGATGCGGCGAGGATGCCGAGGACCAGCGGCTTCAAAGAGGCCAGATAGCCCTCAGCGGCATATCGCGCCTGCATCGCCAGCGCTCGCATCGGGTTCATTCCGCCACGGATCAGACCGATCCGAATAGGCTCGCGAAGATCGGCGACACGCCAGTTGCCGTTGCTCACCCGATGATAAAGCTCTTCGGGGCCGCAGTCGGTCTTCTCCTGCAACTCCTCAAGCCCGCCGATGTCGAGGACGAAATCATAGACCCCATCCCCGAACGGCGCCCGGTACTTGGCGCTGCGGCTCATCAGCTACCGGCCGTGATCGTCGGTTCGTCGGCCTGAACCAGAGTGATCGAGGCCGTGGCGTATTCACGGGCGTTACCGGTCAGGCTGAACTCCGTCAGGATATACGGGCCTTCGACTTGGAAGACGCCGGCCTTGCGGACGCGGCAGTTGATGGTCTTACCGGCACGGTTCAGCCAGGCCAGAGTCGAGGTCGAATGCAGCAGGCCCTCGCCGCTGATCGTGCTGTCCGTCGAGTCCACCCGGCGCATCGTCTTGGGCGGTTTAGACGGGTCGGTGCAGTTCGGGATCTGTTGATCCGTCGTGGTGGCGGTGCGGTTGAAAGAACGACTGCCATTGATCATGCAGTCATGGGCGAAGACCTCGGGGTCTGCACCGTCGCCGATCTGGACGAGGATTTCCTCGCCCGAGACGACGCTCACGAAAACGTCCGACATGCGGATGCCTTTCTCTGTCGAAGGAAACCCCACAAGGGGGCGGAATGGCCCGCTCAGGGCGGGATCAGGCGGCCTTCTGGAGGCCGTAGCGCAGACGCAGAATGGCCCGGCTGGTGAGCCCGTCCTGTTCACGCTGGTAGGAAAGACGATCGACCCGGTGCGTCACGACTTTGAACCCGGCGACCGTGAGCCGTGTGTTCAGGACGAAGGCGGCGCGGGCGCCGATGCGCTTGATCTCTGGATAGCCGACCGCGCGGGACCACCCGTTCAGGTCGATGTAGCAGTCCGATGGGCCGATGCAGGCCGTGTCCTCGTCGGTCGTGTCGGCACTGCCGAAACTCAGATAGGGGAACGGTCCCTGTGGGCTTCCGTCTTGATTGACCGGCACCCGGTCGAAGATGCGGCCGGCGATCAGGGTGTTCAGTTCAGTGTCGGCCTTCACGGCTGCGACGATGGCGGCCTGGAGCGGAAGCTGGGGGTCGATCAAAGCCCGGCCTCCTTCTTGATCGCGCGGCGCATGGCGTTGGCCAGACGGCGCTTGACCTTGCGTTGGCTGGACCGGACGACGGGGTAGAAATAGGGGCTCGGCTCGACCTGACGCCCGTTGGCGGCGATGTGACCTAGCTCGACGCGGGACGCTTTCGGCCGGCCCTTGGCGTCCTTGGCGTCGCTGATGACCACATAGGACACGTCACCGAGGCGGCCCTCCTCGACGTGGATGTGGTCGCGGACCTGCTCACCGTTGTTCGCGATCTCGTCGCGAGGGGCGATCCGACGCATCTGTGCGGCCATTTCCTCGGCCTGCATGAAGGCTTCCTGACCCGCAGCCTTGCGGACGGCCGGCGTCATGGCGGCCAGCTTGCGGGTCAGGCGCTCGACGCCCTCCAAACCGCCGTTAGCCACCGCGTAGCGCTCGCCAGAGGTTGCGGAGATAGGTCTTCCAGCAGAAGCGCCAGCGATAGCCGATAGTCGGATAAAACGCCTCGTCACCCCTTCTTTCAGCGGGGCCAGAGATCGGCTCGCGGGTCAGAGCCGCAGAACGCCGGGGATCATAGACCTTTCGCCCGATGATCTTCTTGATGGTCTGATCGAATTCACGAGCATCGACATCGATTTTAACGCAAAGCTTATCGATCTCACCCATCTGCGCCTCCCGATACGGCCTGGATCAGCAACCAAGTCCGGTCGCCGTCCATGTCTCCGATGAACCCGATGTTGAAGGTGCGGCTCGTGTCGCGGGCGTCCACCATTCGGTCCCCCGTCTGGAGCGAGCGCGTCCCGCTGTCGGATCGAACCCAGCAGTCCCACTGAACCCGGCCCGAAAGGCGATCAGACTGCACCGTCTCGCTGCCGCGCGTCGGGAGGAGGCTTGCCGACCGGACAATCCCCAACGGCGCCCAATCTTCGACCGGGTTGCCGTAGTCGTCAGATCCCTCGGCCCGGCGCTCGAAATACACGCGATGCCGAAGGTCGCCAGCGCCTTTAGGCTTCGCCATCGGCCTTCTTTGCCTTTGGCAGCGACCCGCCCTTGCGGCCATCCTGGTCGTGATCCAACGGATCGGGCGCGGTCTCGACCGCTTTCCCAGCTTTCACCGCAGCCTCGCCGCACTCGCGCTTGACCGTATAGACGCCGTCCTTGTTCGCGCCGCCATCAGCCTGGTAGGCGATCAGCACGCGCGGCTCCTCGGCCGGGACGTAATCGTAGGGTTCAGTGAAGCGGACGCGCATGGTGATCTCCTCAGACCCTCAGCCAGCGGTAGGGGTCGATCAGGTTCCTGATGGGCGCGCCGTCAGCGAAAACGGGCTCGCGGTTCGCGTAAAGCTCGCCAAGAGCGAGGAGCGCGGCGGCGCGGAAGGCGGCAACAGCCGGTGCTCCAGCAGGGACCAGGGCGATATTGCAGTATTGCAGGACGCGGCTGACAGCCGCATCCGAATAGGTCTGGATAAGGGCGTCGTCGTCATCGTGATCGACGCGCAGGTGTTCCTTGGCCTCTTCGAGGGTGAACAGCGGGCCGGTCTCGGTGACGACGACGTTGAGCATGGCTCAGCCCTGCTTTTCGAGGTTCTTCGCGACCGCTTCCGCACCCGTGATCGTCGGGTCGTTGAAGTCGATCTTGTTCTGCTCGACGGTCGTGCCATCGCGCGGGTTGTTGTCCACGGCGGGGTGCGACGGGTCCACGTCGGGCACGATCTGATGCGGGGCGCCAGAGGCCTCGAACTCGGTGGCCGGCTTGATCTTGGCGGCGGCCTTCTCGTCTTTCTTGTCGGTCATGGTCTGTCCTTTCCGAAGAGAATGGGGCCGGCGCGAACCGGCCCCGATGTCGCTCACCTTAGGCGGCGATCTTCAGCGCCTTCATGGCTTCGGGGTTCTGGACCCCGCCACCAACCCGTTTCGTCACGTAGAAGCCGATGTAGGGCTTATTCGTGAACGGGTCGCGCAGCACGCGGATGCCGATCCGGTCAATGACCAGATAGGTTTCAGCCATGTCTCCGTAGAGCGCGGCAATGGCGTTGGCGCCGACATCCGGCAGGTCCGGCACCTCCACGATGGACTCTCCCATCAGCGTCGCCGGCTGACCGGCGGCGGCGGCGGGTTGCCAGAGGTAGTTGCCCTGACCGTCCTTCAGCTTGCGGACCACGCCCTGCGTCAGCCGGTTCAGGAAGAACTTGGCGTTCGCACGGTAGCGACCCGGCAGCGCATAGATCAGGTCCAGCAGCTTGTCGGGGTTCGACAAAGCGGCTGCAGCGCCCGAGTTGACGACCTGAATGGCGCCCCAGGGGTGCTTGGCCTCGTTCGCGGCGCCAGTGACGTAAGTCAGCAGACCGAACGGCTTGTTGACGCCATCGCCCGACAGAAACGCGATGTTCTCCTGCCGCGCGAACTCGTTCTGAACTTCGCTGGCGAGCCAGGATTCCAGATTGATCGCCGCGTCGTCCAGCATCTGCTGGGTGGCCTGCGGGTTGGCGTAGATTTCGCCGGGGTTGAACGTCAGCTCCGCGAACTCCGGCGTGCTGGTGGCCGGACGCGAAGCCGTTTCGCCCACCCAGCCGGAACCGACCGCGCGATCGGTGAACAGCTTCTTGAAGCCGGCCGTCGAGATCGTGATGACCTGCGCGTTGGCGCGGATCGGACTGATCTCCTTCAGCTTGCCGGTGATCGTGCGGTCCCATTCGACCGGGGCCAGATAGCCGCCCTCGTCGGCGGCGCCCTTGTTGAGCGCGGCCTGGATGTCGCCCTTGCGCATGTGAGCCTTGAACGAACCCACATACTCGGGATCGCCCTTCAGGTCGCCGATGACGTTCTCGCCAGCGGGGCCGGCCGCGATCTTCGCGTTCAGGTCGTCGATGGCCGTCTGATAGCCGTCGATGGCCGCGTTGATCTTGTCCAGCTTCTCGTTGACCAGGCCGTCCTCGGCTTTGGCCTTCAGCTTCTCGTCGTTCGTCTTCTTGAACTCGTCGAAGGCGGCCTGGATCTGGGCGATCATGGCCTTCGGATCTTGCGCATCGGCGCGCACGGCGCCGCACAGGGCGCGCGGGGTCGCCGCGGCCAGCAGTTTGGTCTTCATGGTGGTGTCTCCTGCGCTCTAGGCGCTGATGGATTTGAGAAGGCTGGCGAGGAGGCCAGTCAGTTCAGGGTCACCAGCGCCGGGCGTGGTGTCGGCATCGAGAGCAGCGCCAGGCGTGCCCTTGATCTTGTTGATGCGGTCGCGCGCTTGGGTGCGCGTCAATCCCGCAGAAACCAGTTGAAGCTCCATCGCGCGAAGCTCGTTGATCTGTCGGTCAGAGGCCTTGGCCTTCTCGTCCGTAGTCAGCGTGTCGGCGGACAGCAGGGCATCGGCGAAACCTCGCTCAATCGCCTGTGAGCCGGACATGAAGGTCTCTGCGTCCATCCACTTCGCGATGTCTTCGACCTTCTGGCCGGAACGGGCGGCGTAGACATCGACCATGGCCCCGTCGAACGGCTCCAGGAAGTCGGCGGTCTCGCGCATGTCGTGGCGATTGCCCATCGCCAGAACCCAGCAGTTGTGGATCATGATGAAGCTGGCGGCGCCGATTTCCACCCGGTCGCCGGCCATCGCGATGATGGAAGCGGCCGACGCCGCCATCCCCATCACCTTCACCGTCACGTCGTGCGGGTGCTCCCGCAGGACGTTGTAGATGGCGATGCCTTCGAACATATCGCCGCCCGGCGAGTTGATCTGGACCTCCACCGGGCCGGCAATGGCGCGAAGCTGCGAAGCGACCTTCTTGGCCGTGACACCGCCGCCCGACCAAAAGTCCTCGCCGATGATGTCGAACATGGTGATGACGTTGTCGCCGCGCTCCAAGGCGCGGATGCCGGCCGCATCCTGGGCCCATCTATCGAAAACCTGGGGCTTGGTGAGCGCCGATACGTCGCGACGGGCAGGCAGGGGCATCGCACCGGGGCGCCCGTCGCACTTCATCTTCATGCCGTCGTGCTTTTTCTTCTTTTTCTTGGCCTCCGGGTCATCCATGCCAGGCATGTCGTCACCGTCGCCTGTGCCAGAGCCAACTCGCTCCAGTTCGTCGGTCGTATACCATTTATGAATGCCCATAGATTCCATCCCATCGATCAGCACGCCGTAGGGCGTCTCTCCGCTGATCGTCTGGATGGTCCCGGTGGAATGCTCCGCGTCGTGCGGGTTCAGAATATTGACCCGATCTCCGATCTGGAAGGTTCTCCACGTCCCATCGGCACGAGGGCGTGCCATGGCAAACACGCGAGGACTACGCTGGCGCATCATCGCCTCCGTCATCGTCGGGCGCGGGCGAGCCGCCCTGATTGCCCTTGCTGATCTGGTTGCTCGCGGGGTCTGCATGTTCCGGCATGTCGTTCAGCCGCCGGACTTCGTTCGGGCTCATCCATCCCGGCTGTCCACCGGCGCCCAGAGCCTTCGCGAAGAAATCGCCCTGATCCTTGGTGGAGCCACGCAGCAGAGCATTCGGGTTGAACTTGACCGCAAATCGATTCTTTTCATCGCCCACCAGAAGGGAGCGCTCCGCTGCTTGCTGCCACGCTTCAAACCACGGGTTCAGGGCGTATTGGACAAAGAACTGGCCCAGAGCCTGGATGCCAGAACCCCAGCTGGTCTCATCGACCATCAGGAGAGGACGAGGAACGCCGGTTACGCGGGCGATCTCTTCGACCTGCATCTTGCGAAGCTCGGTCATCTGGGCGTCGCGGGCGTTCTGGGCGAACGCCTGATACTCCATGCCCTCTTCCAGGATGAGGTCTTTGCCTGCGTTCCCAGCGCCTTCCTTTTCGGCCTTGGACGCCTTGAGGCGCTGATAGGCCTCCTCGGAGAGCTTCCCAGGATGCTTCAGGGCTCCCCCGATGAACGAGCCGTTCTTATAGAGGCGACCCGCTGCCAGCTCTGCCGCGAGCGCCAGGCCAATCGGATCGCGGGCCTGCTTAACCAGCGACAGGCCGTGGATACCGTCGAGGGAGAGCCCGCGAAGGTGGAAGACCTCCTCGGGCCGCAACATCCGTTGCCCCCCCTTCGGCGGCGAGTATCGATAGCTTACGCTCCAGTCGTCGTTCTGAACCGGATCGACGTAGTCGGGATTGAGCGGGACCAGACGCACGATCTCGTCCCGACCCGTCCTGATCTGCCGGCTGCGCACGATCAGCGCATATGCGTCCCCCTTCACCAGGGCGCGAAGCTGCATCAGCGACCGGAAGTCGAACGCCGTCTGCCAATTGTTCGGCTCGCGGTACAGAATCCGGAACAGCGGGTGATCCGCCTTCTCCTTCGTCTCGTTGTCGATGACATGCAGCGGCAACATGCCGATGGCATAGGAGATCAGGCTGACCGCCCGGAACATAGCGGGATTTCGCAAGGCCCGCTCGACGTTCACCGCCTGCCCCGACGCCGCCTCGCTGCCATCACGCAGCCACTCGATCAGGCGTGGGTCATCGAGAGATACCCAAGTGGCTCCCTCGCCATAATCTGCCCGAGGGCTTGGCTTCGCCTTGTCGCCAAACGGCAGGAGACGGTTCCAGTCCATTCCGCCTCCCATCACACCATCAAGAGACCCCGCGTCTCGTAGACGCTGGGGCCGTTCGCCATGGGCTTCCGCGCCATCAGCATCATTGCGTTGAAGGCCGCGACCAATGGGTCGATCTTGGCCCGGCCGGCCGATTGTTTCGTGATGATCACGGCGCCGCCGCGAACCTCGACCTTCGCGTTCCCGACACACCAGGCCATCATCCTTTGTCCGCCGTGCTTCAGAGACCCGTTCTTGAGCTTGATCTCAGAGCCCCACGAAGCCGGGGAGAGGGCGAAGCCTTGGCGTATGGCGACTTGCTGGCCTGGAGCGATCCCACGCGCCTCTAGCTCGTCCACCAGGGCCGCTACGCCGATAGGGTCGATCCCGACGCCTTCCGCTTCAGGAAGAAGCCCGGCCTCTTTGACCCGCTCGATATAGGCGGCGGCCTCCATGATCGGGGCCATCGGATCTTCAGAGATCGTCAAGTCGCCGTCAGTCTCGAAATCCTTCAGTCGGCTGGCGATGTCCTGGCGCCGCTTCAGCACGTCGTCGTGAGCCCAGGCATGGGTCCAGAGAAGCCACCGCTGCGTTTCCTTGCATCGACCCAAGACGGCGAGGCCGAACAGGTCGTCCAAGCCGCCGCCGTCGATCCCGACCGTGCAGACTTCCGACCGCCTCAAAACCTCGTCGAGGGTCAGGCTCTTGTCCGCCGCGCCTTCCCAATAGTCGGCCCCGGCCCAGCGGTTGTTCGCCAGCTTCAGCCCGATTTCGACGTTCAGATGTTTGGCGAGGAAGACCTGACGGGTTCCGTCGTTGGCGTCGCGGACCTTCTCAAGTTCCCGCTCCAGATAGGCCACATCGACGGAACGACCGATGTTCGGGTTCGTGATGTAGAAGTTCTTCGGATCGAGGTACGCCTCGGTCTCCGCCATGTCCTCGGGAAACTCGTAGATGACCGGCAGACTCTCCCGGTCCTTGATCTTCCCGTCGCGCACACCCCGGAAATAGTCCAGCTTAGCCTTGAACACCCCGGCCGGCTCTTCGTCCGACTGAGTGCTGGCCCAGATGACGAAACCCTCGGGCCGAGACACCAGACCGCCCGTCGCCTCGCGCAACATGGCGTCCGCCTTGGCGCGCTTTCCGAAGACCCAAAGCTCATCGACAAATATGTAACCGGCCTTCTTGCCGGACACCGTGTCGGAATCCGCCGCGACCACCTTCAGCGCCGCGCCCGTCCCCCGGTGGGTGATCGTTCGGACGTGGCTTTGGACCTGAAGCAGTTCTCCAAGCTCATCATCCGCCTTGATCATGTCCCAGGCGGGCTGAAAGGCGTTGTTCGCGACTTCGATCGTCGGCGCCAGGATCAGCAGCTCAGCCGAATGCCGCCAGTTGCGGATCAGCGCCGTAACCATGATCCCGGCGGCGATGGTGGACTTAGAATTCTTTTTTGAGATCAAAAGGAAGAATTCTCTGATCAGTTGCCGACCGGCGTCCCGATCAAAGGCCCCAAAGATCGCCCGGACGAAATCGAAGACCCAATCCTCGCAAGCCTCGCCGAATGTAGGCTGGCCGGGCGCATCAACGATCTTGAGCGCCTTGAACACCTCAAGCGCTTCCTCGGCCTCATTGGCGAACAGCGGTGCCGGGATCAGGCTGCGACGAGCGACGATCCTCTCGCGCCAGTCCGAGCAATCCGTCGACCACTCCATCAGTGTCGATTATCCACGATCAGTTTCGGCGCCATCGGCGTGGCGAACCGACTGCTGGTTTTCGCGATCTGCTCGCCCGCCGCCTGCCGCTGCTTCTTCACACCCTGGGCTGATCCAGATTCCGCGAAGGTCTTCGCCGCCGTCGCCAGCGACTTCAGCACCTCCGAGCGGTTCTTGAGGGAGACGGCCGCAAGCGCCGCCTGCTTCGCCTTGTCGTCGTCGCCCGTGTCATAGGCCGCGCCAATCAGGCCCTCCAGTTCGCCCAGGCGTGTAGTCGATGCGTCCAACTCGTCCAGCATCCGCATGACGAGATTCCGCCCCCGGCCGACGATGGCCTCTGGCGTTGTGTTCTCTGGCGTCAGGACGGTGCCGACATAGACCTTCGGCGGCTCGGGTTCGCGGGCCTGTTCGCGCGAACCCTCCGGCTTCTCCGGCCGTTCCCAGCCGTCCCGCTTGGCTCGCTTCCTGATCGCCGCCTCGGTGATCCCGTACCAGCGGGCGATTTCCCGCACGGACATTGGGCTTGAGCGGTAGTCGCGCTCGATCTCAGCCCAATCGACGGGCTTCTTTTCGTCCGTCATGGCGGCTCCTGCCGGCTCGGGTCCGCACCGGCGAACTTCCCAGCCGGGATTTTTTCTCTTCGTGAGGGGGCTGGCGGTCTTTAGACCGAAGACAATATCCAACAATTGCCCGCCCCCCCTTAGCTGATCGCGCTCAGCAGGCTGGGTTGTCCCATCACGTTGTCGGACTTGGCGATGTTGCACACCCGATGCGCGCAGGCGGTGTTGCGGTAGCTGTGCTCCCCGCCGCGCGCCAACGGAACAATGTGATCAAGCTCAGGGGCTTTAGCGTGGTAGGTGCCACGCTTCGCTTTGATGGTCATTCCGCCGCAGAGATGGCACCGCCATCCGTCGCGCTCGAACACCTTGAGCGGCGAAACAGGCTCGACCTGCACCGCTCTTTGTCGAGCCTTCCGCGCCAGTCGATGCTTGCGCTTACTTTCTCGAAACTCTGGCGAACGATGGGCGCAAGAGGTTGAACAATATTTTGCGCTACCGCTTCCGGCGCGAGCTATTCCGATAGGCTTTCCGCAATGCCCGCATGGATATAGCGCCCGCTCTTTCCGGGCCGCGTAGACTGCCAGCACAGCCAGGCTCTGCGACATTCCCCTTCGTATCGCGCGGAGCGATTGGATCTCAGACCTTAAAGCCAGGGCGCGCTGACGACGCTTTACCCGCTCATCCCTTGTTGCTTCGAGCCTTTGCGCGGCTATCCGCTTGATCTTCTCGATCAGCATGGGGTCGCTGTGGGCGCAGGCCCTAGAGCAATACTTGAGCCGGTCGGTCCGCGTCGGGACAAAGCCCTTGCCGCACCCCAGACACACCAGCCCCGAGTATCTGATCGACGCCTTCCTACTCTCCGCTATAACCTCTGCCTTAGGCCGCACACCCAGCGCCCTTGCTCGTCGCTTATGGTATTCGCGGTAGTGATCTGCCTTGCACGCGGCGCACCGGCGATAGTAGGCGGACGGCAAAAGAGACCCGCAACCCATGCATGATGGCAGTGGCGTTTTGGGGCGCGGGCGAGCAACCTTAACCGCTGCGCATGAATAACACCGCGCTCTAGGTCGCCCTCTGCCAGACTGCTGAAACGACTCTCCACATTGCCCGCACGTGCGGGAATGACCTATATCGGCCTTAGCCATGGCGCGCTCCTAACAGCCGCTTTGGTTAGGCCCGGCCAAGATGTTGACGCATCTGGTCGGGCCGATTGAATCTAGTCCCAAATGCCGCGCGTATGAAGCGAATCTTGCTCTTCCCGCTGGATTGCGCCGTCATGAACGGCCTTGCTGACCGTCTCCAAGTTATCGATCGACCAGAACAGGCGCTCGTCTCCACGATGGGGGCGCTTGTGGTTGACTACGGGGCTGTCAGGGGCCGGGTGCTTTCCGGCCAGGACTTGGCCTGTCCTCTGACAGGTGTAGGCGTCCCTGATCAGGACTTGCTCTCTGAGGCGGCGCCATCGGGCGGTCTTGTACCAAGCCTTCCATGGGGAGGAGTGCTGGGACGGGGCCGGGCCTTTGGCTGCGTCAGTGGCGAAGGACCGACGATCGGGGGCGAAGCTCACCCGAGATGATAGGTGAGATAGCCGGGCCATACGGGCTCCGCTGTATCAACGCCCGCCGTAGCGGACGGCCTGCGGTGTGCAGGTCTTGCAAGTCCCAGAAGGGAACGGTCTGTCTTCCCGTCTCTCATCACCCCAGCCAGCCTTATCGCCGTAGCTCATTGCGTGGAGGGGTTTGGAAACGGAAAAGGGCTCCGAGCGGTTTTGCCGGGAGCCCTGTGTCAGTCGCACGTCTTGTGCGTTACGCTTTCTTTCGTGTGTTTTTCGGAAAAGGTCAAGCGGCGTTTCTGTCTCCCATTCGACGGAAGGCGACGGCGGCCATTTCCAGGGCGACGATCAACTGGCCTTCAAGGACGATGGCCTTACGATCGTCACAGCCTGCGATGGTTCGAAGGGTCACGCCTTCACCACAGACCGCCATCATCAGGTCGAACGGGCCGGAGCTGCCGGAGCTGATCACGATATGCTCGCGAAGACGGGCGATCTCGCTCTTGGCCTGCATAGACGCTTCGGTCGGGAGGAAGGTGGCTGTTTCCCCAGATCCGTTGTCGTTGTCCGCCTTGGACCGCAGACCGTCCCATGTCGCCCGGTCATGGAGGGCGCGGACCTTTCGGCCTGTGGCGATGTGGTCGGGCGATAGGCGGCGCTTGCTCTCAAGCCAGACAAACCCGTCCCGGCTGAAGCTGTTGCCGGCCGGTTCCGTCTTCACTCCGCGAGAGGCTAGTAGTTCGTTTTGCTCCCCGATGTCGTTGGCGACTTGGGACGCGGCCCGCTCCGCTTCGCGCTGGACCAGCCGTTCATCGACTCGGGTCAGGATGTCGTCACAGTCTCGAAGGTTCAGAAGGTGAAGCTGGATCGCTGCTTTCTCGACCTGGGCCATGAGATTGCAGCCGTGATCGACCTCGACCCGACCTCGGATGATCTCCAGGCGTTGAGCGATCTTGCGGCGGGCGAGTTCGACCTTTTGGCGATGGGTGGCGGTTAGCTGGGTCATGCCGCACTCTCCTTGGGTTGGGTGTCGTTGGCGGGGGTTGGGTTGAAGATGGCTTCGACGGCTCGGATTCGGCGGCCTATGTGAGCCATGGCCGGAACAGCCATCGAGTTTCCCAGCGCCTTGTAGCGAGGGCCGTCGGCGGCCATCCCCTTGCGGTAGGGAATGAGGGTGTAGTCGTCGGGAAAGCCCTGAAGCCGCTCGCACTCGCGGGGCGTCAGGCGGCGGACGGCGGATCCGCGCGCGCAAAAATCGCCGGGAAAGCCCGTCGTCTGGTTCGCTCCGACCGACAGAGTATCGGCAAGCTCGGGCGCGGACATCGCCACATAATCCCGGCTCGATCCGCCCGATGCAGCGCATAGCGCGCCGATCCGGTCGCCCCCGACCTCAGGCATGGCGCCGCCTTCACGACCGCGAAGGGCGAAGGCGACGGCCGGCATCACGCCAGCGTTTGCATGGCTCTTGCTGTGGCCGCCTGCTCGCAGGGTCGGCGACATGTCGTTCATCGCGTCTGCGCCGTGGTCCTTGGCGCTGAAGGCGATGATCTGAGCGTTCGGGTCGGTCGACTGCGTCAGCGCACCGACTGCGTCGCCGGTCTCATAGCACCCGTCGTTGCCCGTGGTGCGGTAGGCCACCGGCACGATAGGCGTCCCGCGCCCCGTCCCGTCCTCGCTCGCGTCGAACCCTTCGCTCTTGAGGGTCTGGGCGATAAAGGTCTCGACTTCGAAATATTGACGCTGACCCTTCGCGGTGAGCGTCGCGGTGACGTCGAGTGGACCGGAGCGATTTCCGCCGCCGAATGCCTGCGGGATCAGGTGTCCGGCTTGTCCCTGGTTGTCGTCAGCGCCACATGTTCCAACGCCGTTTGCAGTGAGGGCGGCAACGCTCGGCCCCGCTTTTCGGCGCGGCGCAGGATGCCCCGACAGGCTGTGGCGCTCAAATAGAACCGCTGCGGCACGTCGCCAGTCTCCAAGGTATCCGACAACGAACACACGACGGCGTCGCTGGGCCACTCCGAAGAACTGAGCGTCAAGCACTCGGTAGGCGACGCCATACCCGAGTTCGACCATGCCCCCGAGAATGGCTCCAAAGTCCCGTCCGCCGTTCGACGACAGGACGCCGGGGACGTTCTCCCAAACCAGCCATCGGGGCCGCAGTCGGTCAGCAAGCCTAAGATATTCGAGGGCCAGGTTGCCACGGTCGTCGTCCAGTCCGCCTCTGAGACCGGCGATGCTGAAAGACTGGCAAGGTGTTCCTCCGACCAGAAGGTCGATTGGTTCGTAGTCGCCGGCCTTGATCGTGGTGAAGTCGCCATGAAGCGGGGTCTCCGGATAATGGTGCTGAAGGACGGCGCGGGGGAACGCCTCGATTTCGGACAGGAAGGAGGCGCGCCAACCCAGCGGGCGCCACGCGACAGACGCGGCCTCAATGCCGCTGCAAACAGATCCATATCTGATCATCACGCCGCTCCTTTCGCAAACAGGTCTGGGTCGTTGGTCTGGTCGTCATTCACAGCTTTGGGCTGAACCCCGAACCTGAACTGGATTTCGGGCCTGACGCGGCATCCGGGCTCGCCGGGCCTTGGCCCCCGCGTCCCGCGCCAGTTGGACGGCGACTCGATCCAGTCCTCCATCCAGGCGATCTGTTGCCGCTCGCTGGGTTCCAGGTTGTCGGCTCCGCCGCGCTTGCTCGCCGCCGAAGCGCAGAGCCGGGTCAGGTACGGGATCGGGTTTTCGGTCCCAGCCCTCCACGTCGCCTCGGCCGCTTCCCAAAGTTCGCCGGGGCTGAGTCCGTGGTCTCGGAACAGCTTCCCGACGATCTCCCCGGCCTTGGCTCGCGTAAGTCCTCCGCGCTCGCAGAGAACCTTCCTCGAAAGCGCCCAGGCTGCGGCCCTGGGCTCCAGACCACGAAGCTCCGCAAGGTCATCCGAAGGCTCATTCGAACTCGGCGTTTCGCCCGTTCCGTTAGGAACGGAATTCTTTTCTTCTCTATTCTTCTCTAGAGCCGTAACCGACTGTTTTTCTTGGCTATCTGCATCGAGAAGTGGGTGGTTCTGTCTGACACCTTCCGACTTCTCCTCGACTTCCCCCGACTTCTCCCGTTTCTGACCCCTTCCAGACCGGCTCGGAGAGGCCCCTTTGACCTTCGCCCTTTCGGCCTCGAAGGCCTCGTCAGATATGTAGGTTCGCCCCCCTTCTTCGAAGGTGATGAGGCGTCCTTTTTCGATCAGGCGACCGATGATCGGATTGAGTTTCTGAACGGCGCAGTTGCACCAGTTCGCGATGAAGCGCCGGTCGTCCTCAAGCGGGCGCCAGGTCTGGTAGAGCATGTCAAGGACGGTGTTGTAGACCCCTCGCTCTTCAAGGGTCAGGCTGGCCATGCCCGCAAGCGCCTTGTTCGGATCGCGCCGATAGAAGTTCTCGCCCTTCTTCATACGAACCACCCCTTGGGCTCGGCGCCACGGATGGCATTACGGGCCACGTCTCCCCACAGCATGGCGGTTCCGCACTCGCCTTCACGGGCCTTCAGAACGATGGCCTCGATGGTTCTGGACTTCCTGGCCCGGTCCCATGCGTCCCATTCCAGATCCTTCTTGGGCTCGGGCTGACGCTGGGCGTAATAGGCCTCGCGATAGAAGCCGATCACGAAGTCGGCGTCCTGTTCCCAAGACCCGGAGTCGCGAAGGTCCGAAAGCTGGGGGCGCTTGTCCTCCCGCTTCTCGTTCTCCCGGTTCATCTGGTTCAGGCCGATGACCACGCATTGCAGTTCCTCGGCCAGTTCTTTCAGCCCATTGCTGATCTCGGTCTGGGCTTCGTATCGGTCCATACGGCCGCCATCGGGCTTAACGAGACCTACGTGGTCGATGATCAGGGCGGACAGGCTGACGCCCTTGCGGTGCCACTCTGCGGCCTGTCTCCGGGCCAGGGACCGAAGCTCTGACATCTTGAGGCGACGACGCAGCATGGTCATGGGCATACGCCTCAGCACTTCGTCGGCGCGGCCCAGCATCTGGCGCTGATCATAGTTGATCTCGCCCTTGCGGATGTCCGAGTATTTCGGCCCGTCGCCCATCCATGCGCTGAAGGCGATGTCGGTCAGGTGCCGGCGCACCATCTGTTCCGGGGACATTTCACCGTTGATCTGGATCACGCCTTGCGTGGCCTCCGGCATCATGTCGGCCTTGTTGATGTATTCGGCCCAGCCAGGGGCTGCGATGTTGATTGCGATGCACTCCGCAGCCGCGCTCTTGCCCATGGAAGGCCTGCCCATCAACAGGGCGAGGTCACCCGGTAGAAGGGGGCCTAGCATCTGGTCCAAGGGCTCCAGCCCGGTCCTGATGCCGCCCCGCTCTTCCTTCGGCGCGTCGAGTTCAGCCAGCACCCTGGAAGACGCCTCGCCAGCGCTCACAAGTCGGGTTTCCCGGTTGCTGACCTGCATGGCCAGAAGGGACGACTCAGCCTTACCGATGATGTCGCGTGGGTCTTCGTCGGGGTCGGGCGCTTCGCTCCGCAGGGCATCGCCCAGGATCGAAATCTGACGCCGAAGGGCGTTGTCTATGATCGAACGGGCATAGGACGGCGCATTGCCCGAGGGCGGCGCCCGGTCCACCAGATCGGCAAGATACCGCAGCCCGCCGAACTCTTCGAACGCAGGGTCGGTCTTGAACCGATCCATGAGCGTCGTCGGTTCCGCCAACATGCCGCTGGCGATGTTCGACGCTATGGCGCCCCAAAGCCGTTGATGGAAGGGCTCGTAGAACTGGCCAGGGTCCAGCCGGTCGAGGCGGTAGAAGACCTCGTTATCGAACATGACGCAGCCCAGCAGGGCTTGTTCCGCTTCGATATTCGACGGCATGGCGCGCGCGGCCTGGGCTTCGTCGCGGGGGTCGGTCATGCCCGCCCCTCCTGATCAAAGAGCGGGCCACACTTGATCGCCTCGACGCGCTGGACAGCAGCCTCGGCAAAGCGGTTCAGTTGTTCAGCAGCGGCCGGGTTTTGTTTGGCCCTGGCCTTGGCTTCACGGCGGACTGTGGCGGCGTAGAATAGTTCGAAGGCGATGAGGTCGCGGCGGTTCATCCGATCTCTCCGAAGAGCTGGCCCTGGCGCGCGTCCTTTCGATCCAGCATCCGCAGCACGGTTTCGCCCTTGTGCTTCCGGTCCCAGACAAACCATGCGTTCAACATCGGCGGCGCGCCTTGGCCGGTGAAGTCGATCTTCCAGCGCATCAGGTACACGCGCGCGGGCGGGTGCTTGGCCCAAAACGGCGCAAGACCCCCCGCGCCCGGCCATGACCAGTTCAGCAGCAGGGCCATGTATTCGAGATCGAGCGTGTCCAGCGCGTGGGTCAGCCAGCGGGCTTTTCCGTTGCCCCAGCCACACTCTTGGAACGGCGGATTCTGTACCGACGCGCGAGCGGGTGCCGAGGTGAAATCGTAGAAGTCGCGGATCTCCGCGCCCATGCCCCGGTCAACCAAGTCAGACGCAATTACCGTCAGGCCCATCGCTTCCATTTCGCGGACCAGCGCGCCGTCGCCGGCCGATGCATCCCAGATCGCCGGGAAGTCGCGCAGCCGTTCTATTTCGGCATGTAGCAAGGCGCGGATCGGCTCGGGCGGGGTCGGATAGAAGTCGTCCTTCTCCCGCTCAAGCGAATCCGCCTTCTCGTAGGATCCGTCGAGGAGACGCACCGGAACAGGCTTGGAGGCCTTGCCGGTTGCTCGGAACAAACCACGGGCAGAAGCGGTCATTCCGCCCCCCGATCATTGTCCGCCTGGGTCAGCTTTGCGAACGCCTGTTCAGCCGCTGCCCTGCGAATAGGCCCGGTGTAGATCGAGACCTTGGCGAAGCGCCCAAATGTGGAAGCCGCCCCTTCCGGGTCCAGATTGGCGCACAGGGCGTCTCTGACGGCCATCAGGACGCCTTCACAGTGCAGGACCACATCATCGGCCCCGGCCTGTGCGATGGCCTTCTGTGCGGCTGTTCTGGCGTCTGCCGTGATCTTGGCTTCCCTGGCCTTTTGGGCTTCGGTCTTTTTGGTCTTGTCGATCTTGGCGATGACGGTTTCGGAGAAGTCTCTGCGGAGGGGTTTCATGCCGCATACCTCCGCGCCGCGCGCTCAAGGTCAGAGTTGGGTTTCGGCAGGGACACATCCCGAGCAAAGGCCCGCTTGGCATGGGTGAGGCAGTAGGCGCACTTCTCGACGCCTTCGAAAACAGGCTGACCGCAGACCAGTTGATTGCGCGGCCGATCCGGGGTTCCGACCGGCCAGGCGCATTGACCGAACTTCCGCTCCATCAGGGGGACGGCGTTGTCATTGGCGACGGCATCCATGCCCTTGATGGTCTTCTTACCTTCAGCGGCGAAGGCGGCGCGCTTCTGGTCCAGTTCTTCAGGTGACAGGGGCGGGAAGGCGACGCCGGTCACGAGGCCCTTGGCGGCCTTGGGCGTGGTGGGCTTGGGCGGCGTGATGGCCCGGTCCATGATGGGCTTTTCGGCCTTGGGCCGTTTCACCGGCTTGGGGCGCCGGATGGCTGAGGCCTTGGCAGACGCTGCAGCTCTTTCCGGTCTGGACAGGCCTTTGCGATGCACAAGGCTGATGATCATGTTCCGGGTCCACTTCCCGCCCATGGCGTCGGCGACTTCGGTTGCGGACTTGCCCTCGTTCCAGAGATCGGCAATCCGGGCCACGACTTCCGGCGGATGAGGACGGGTTTCAGTGTCCCGCTTCGGGAGATTGAGTTCGGCGCTGACGTTCCGAACCGTTGTCTGGCTGACGCGGTACTTCGCCGCCAAGGTTCGGATGCCGTAGCCCCTGATCCAGTCTTCCGTGAAGCTGGCCTGGTTGATGCGGTCGGGGATCATGCGGCCCTCTCGGGTTGGAAGTTGAGAAGATCCCAGCGGCCCGACTGTTTGGGAAAGCGGGTCTTCACGGCGTGGAGCCAGAGACCGAAGGCGTCCGCTTCGTCGGGAACGGCAGGGTTGAAACCGTAGGCGCGGGCGGCGCGAACCATGTCCGCCTTGTCCGCCCGGCCGGAGCCGGTCAGGGCCTTCTTGACCGTGACCGGATAGACCTCGCAGCACTCGACCGAAGCGCGGATGGCGACCATTTCGGTGATGCCAGCGAGGGCGTGGAGTTTGCGCGTCACATGCGGTGTCGCGCCTGACGCCAGGATAGGCGCCTCGAATAGGAGAAGGCTCGGCTTGACCTGACCGACCTTCGACGTGAGCCATTCCTCAAACGCTATGAGGAAGGAGCCCACGTCCTCGCCGGTCTTCGGCAAGCGGATATGACCGATGGTCGGCAGTTCGCCGGTATCGGGCTCTCCGAAGCAGAAGCCGGTGCAGGTAGCCAAATCAAGCGCGAGGTAGGTCATGCGGCGCCGGCCGTCTCAGCCGTGGAAAGGTCATCGTTGGCTGCGGCCGTCTTGCCGATCTTGGCGGCGAGGATGCCTTGGGCGTTGTGCCAGCCCTTCATGAAGTCGGGCTGATAGACAGGGCTGATCCAGTCCGGACATTCCGGGTCGAGGCCCTGGATTCCCATGGCGTAGCCTTGGGCCTCCGCATCGACGGGACCGCGCGCCGCTTCGCCCAGGTCGAAGAGGTCGGGTTGCGAACCAGCGGGGAGGCCGGCCCAAGCCCGCAGCTTGGCGCGGCGCTCTTCTTCGGCCGTGAGATCGCGGCGGCTGGCCTTGCCGTCGTCGAGGATGGCTTGCAGTTCCTTCCGACTGAACCCGTCCGCCTTGGCGGCGCGGAACAGATCGGTCAGAGCCTGTGCCTCGACGTCCAGCGCCGCCTTGGCGACCGCCTTCTTCGCTTCCTGGGCTCGCAGTTTGTTCAGGTGCGAGAGGAAGACGGCTTCCTCGTCACGATTGGGGATCGACTTGGAGCCTTCCCCTTCGGCTGTCAGTTTCTTGGCCATGTGGCCCTCCATCAAGACCGCTCAACGGGGCGGTCGGTCCCGTCGTCAGCGCGCCGCCCTCCACTTGCATTCGGCGCGAAGCAGTTCCGTTTGCGCCTTGCACAGACGCTCTTGGGCGTAGTGCTGGGCGCGGGTGTCGCCCCGGACCTTTGCCCGACGAAGCGCGTCCTTGGCGTCAGAGACGGCGGCTAGGCATTTGATCAGCGTCTTGTTGGACCGACGCTCACGGAGCGGCCGGGTGATGGCTTGGAAAGCGACGTGGGCACGATCCAGGATGTAGCCAATCATTGGGATATCCTCCGCAGGGCGGCGGCTATGTCGGCGCTCTTGGCGGCCGTCAGCCACCCGATGATGACGGGTAGTTCGCCCAGGTCCGTCCGGTTCATGATCCATTCGGCGAAGCGTTCAGCTTCGGTCATGGCGATCACGCGATCAGTCGCCCGATTGGCGGCCTCGGCGTCCTTCTTCACACGTTCGGCCTCTTGGCGTCGTAGGGTGATTTCGGCCAGCTTTGCCCGCTGTTCTTCAGCCGGGGTGCGGGCCAGTTCGTCCAGCACCACACCTTTGTCGAGATCAGTTCCGGCGACTTCGGACAGAACGTCAGGGACGATCTTCTTGCCGCGCGCGAGGTCTCGCTCAACGGTTCGCTTGTTTACGCCCAGCGTTTCCGCCGCTTGCGACGCATAGGAGGGACCAAGCGACTTTTTGTCGTTTGATCGACGGTCGCCTCCCTGTCCGCCGTCGCTGACTATTCCCCTCCGCTTCAGGATTTCCTCCCGCCGGACGTGGTGTTCGGCGCGCTGTGCGTCGGTCAGTTCGGCGCGGGCGAAGTTCTCGTCGATCTCCCACAGGGCGGCGTCGTCAGCGTCGCCGTCCATGACGAAGGCGTCGATGTAGTCCTCGCCGGATTGGCGAACGGCCTCAAGACGGTGCGCGCCCGCCACCAAACGGAAGCACTCGTCGCCGTCCCGCTGCGCCCGAACAACCGTGATCGGAGTCCGAAGCCCTAGGTCGATTATAGAGGCGATCAATGCAGACACGCGAGCCGGATCGACCGCCCGAAGGCGGTCGCCGGTTTCGATGTCCAGCAGAAGAATGGACTCCGGTGTCATGCGCGCACCGGGGTCGGGAAGGGCTCGCGAACGTCCTTGTCTCGCCAACCAAGTGGCCCCGTCCGGCCTCGGCAGAAGTTGTTGAACCCGACGACATAGTGGGCGGCGAGTTCGTAAGGTGTGCGCCGGACGCGCCCGAGGCGGATATCCTCGACCAGTTTGCGAAACCGCGCGGCCGGGGCGTTCACCGTGGCGAGGCCGACGCCGGTGGCGACCTGATCCGCATATGCCTGCGCGGCCAGAGGGTTGGCTTCGGCGCAAATCGCATGGGCGCCGACCATGAAGCCGTTCGACAGTTTGTTGCGCGAAGCCCATCCCTTGATCGGAACGGTGTAAGATTCGAACGGCGCGAAGGTGTTAAGCGCGCTCAACAGTTCGTCAGGCGCGACAGTGGTAGAAGGGTGTCCTCCCCGCGCCACAGCGATGCGGAAACGTAGGTAAACGGCGACGTTGTTGGCGTCTTTGACGCCCTCCATCGCCAGCACATTCCCGCCGGTGCGGGCGATCCCCTGATCCAGGGTGGCTCGCGTCGCGCGCTCGACACCGAACACGATCTGAACCGGGACGGCGGCTTCAGCGAGGATCGCAGCTTCGCAGCGATGCTGGCCGTCGTTCAACTCGCCGGACGAAGCGACCACAAGGGTGGACCCGTTAAGCATCCACTCGCCGCGCGCCATCATGGCGGCGTAGGCGGCGATGGACCGGGTGCCCCGGTTGCTTCCCCATTGCGGCGGGCGGTTGTTCGGGTTGTTCGCCAGAAGAAGGCGGGCCAACTCAGGCGTGAGCATGGTGGTGACGGTGAAAACCTCGCGCTTGCCGCGCTCGATCCACTCGGCGAGCTGTTGCTCGGGCGTGGTGGTCGCCTTGAATTTAAGAGCTGTTACGGCCATAGTCGTCTCGTCCTTTTTGCTAGAGACAGAGCCCGCAGGCTCGGGAGACCCGCCGCTAGGAACGGCGGGTTTTCTGTTTCCGCCGGAGCGGAGAAACTTGAAGGCCCGGACCATCACGCGACGCTCCGAAGCGAGGGGTGGGCGACTTCAGCCGCACGACGGGCCGCCTTCAGCCGGTCAAGGGCTTCCTCGGCTTCACGCTCGGCCTCGGCGATCAGATCCAGTTCGCGCGGGGTCAGCTTGCCGTCTGCCAGGGCCTTGCGGATCACCGCCTGGGCTTGGAGCGATTGCTCCGAAAGCTCACAGGCCAGATCGGACAGGTTGGCTATCGGGGTCGGGAACATCCGACGTTCCGCGATGGCGCCGGAGTAGATCGGGCCTTGACCCGCGTATTCTTCCAGCGCGTCCATAACATCGGCCGGCATGGTGGAAGGGTCGGAGACCGTCTGATAGCCAGACAGGGCCGACTTGCGGACCCGACAGGCCCGAGCGGCTTCTTCAAGCCCTCCGCAAGCGTCGATCAGGTCATGAGCGAGGCGGGCGTGTTCACGGGGGCTTAGGGCCTTGTTGTGCGGACGTTCCATGCGTCTTTCCAGATGATCAGGTAGGGGAAACCCCGTACCGTCACGCTGCGGGTTGAGTGGTGTCGGGAGTGGCGTTGTGTTCAGATTGCGGGGTGTGCGGATATGGATGGGGGACACCCCAAAAGGCCCCGCAGATCAGGCGTGGGCCGGGCATCCGCTCCGAGAGATCACGGAGCTTTGCGGCCTCGCGCTGGGCTGTGATGACGCCCCGGAGGATGGGGCGGTGCGCCTCCAGCGATGCGGCCAGAAACGCCAGCGAGTCCAACACCTCCGCTTGGCGGCCATCGGCGGCCATTCGCTGGAGCGCGATGACCGTTCCATAGGCGGCGTCGGCGACGCAGAGGGTTTCCAGAACCAGGGAAGGGGGACGCTGTGACATCAGCATCCCTCGCTAACCGGAGCATCGACGGGCGCCCGTTTCGGCTCTTCAAAGTCGGTCGCGGTTTCAAGCCATGCGGACAGGTCGCGGCGGCGCTGGACCTTGCGGAAGGCGCGCGCTGCAAACCACGTCTTGCCCCAACCGTTGATCCGCAACCATGCGGTTTCCCCGTATTCGGGGAAGGTCTCGCTCGTTCCGAACGTCACGTCCGCCACGGTGAGAACCTGATCTCCGAAAGGAGAGGTGGCACAAACCCTGCGAGCCCAGAACATCCATTTCGGAGCGCGCGTGATCTTGATCTTCGCGATGCACACCACCTCATCGCCCGGCTTAAAATCGCAGTAGGTCATCACGCCGCCTCGCTGGAGCGGGTGTCGTCGTTGGCGGCGGTCAAGGCGATCCGGCGGTCGAGAGCATGAGCCACGTCCCGCAGGGTTCCGAGGCGCGGCTCAACGCCACCCTTTCGCCACCTCCACCACGTGGATTGCGCAACGCCGACCTCGGCGAGGATGGACGCCATGGTGAGCCCGGCATCCTTCGCGCGCTGCTCGACTTCGATGACTTCGGGGGCGACGTTTTGCATGCGACGCAGAATGTGCAGGAATGCACGGTAAGTCAATGCCGAAATGCACAGTCCACTGACCGTGCGCTTGTGCACAATCGCGGCATGACTGACACGACCGAAGACGCACGCGCTTTTCTGACCCGAGCCCTTGAGGTTTCGGGCCTCAAGCCGTTCGCCCTGGCGAAGAAAGCGGGCATCGCACCAACCACGATCACACGCCCTCTGAATGACCCAGAGTTCAAGTTCACGCCGAAACCCGCGACCCTCCGAAAGATCGCGGAGGCGGCGGGGCTCGATCTGCCTCAAGGGCTGGCGGTGGCGCCGGCGGGTCCGGCGTCAGTCGATGATCTGCCGATGATCGGACCGATCCAGGCAGGGAAATGGGCGGAGATCGACGAAACGGTTCAGGACGAGCCGGTGTTCTTCTCTGTCATCGCGGACAGGCGCTATCCCCACGCCAGGCAATGGCTGCGCGAGGTGAGGGGCGACAGCATGAATGCGCGGGGGATAATGCCTGGTCACTTGGCCCATATCGTGGACATCACTGACGCTGGGGTGAACCTCAACACAGGCATGATTGTCGAGGTAACCCGGTTGCGCGACGGAGGTGCGCTAAGGGAGATCACGCTGAAAGAGGTTGAAGTCGGTCCCGACGGAATGAAGCTTTGGCCGAGATCAACAAATCCCCGCTGGACCGATCCTCTCGTCTTGGATGATGGCCGCAGCGGGGACATCGAGGTGCAGATCACCGGCCTGCTGCTTCAGGCGGTCCAGCGCTTCATCTAGGATCAGCGCCCAGCTGCCGCGTTCAGGATGGTGCGCTCAAGGGTGCCGAGGCTGGCGCATTCGGTAGACGAAACAGACCCATCCCACATGCTCGCTCGGCTCTGGCGGTATCGGGCATTCACGGTCACGTTGACGCCTGCGGCAGTTTCGCGCACGAAGACATTCAGATCGGCGGCCCCGCCGACCGGCGACGCCATAGCCGCCGCGCCACAATCGGCAAACGACGACAGCTCCGTGCCCCTGGCAAACATCCGCTCGGCGTAGATGATCCCGCTGTCCTTCTCGATCGTCTTGATGGCGATGTTCCCAGACGCGAAATACTCTACGAGGTTCGACCAGACGGCATCCTTGGACAGCGGGACTGCCCGGCTGTTCTCGATAGGGATGATGGCGGGCGCCGTCACGCATGCCGACAAGCTGGCGGCGAGGATAGCGGACAGGATCAGCTTTTTCATGTTGGTTCTCATGGATGGATTGGCGTGCCGGCCCGCAAGGCCGCCCGCTGTTGCTGGGCTAAGGCGCGGATATCTACGGCCGCCGGGCAGGTGAATGGGACTTCCCAAGTGCCTGGGGCGAGCGGCGTGGCGCTGCCCGCTGTGCAGCCTACGGGATCAAGGAAGGTCTGCGCCGCGATGGTAATCAGAGCGGGGCCATCCGAGTTTGAGGTCTGCGACATGCGACGCTGAAGCATCAGCGTGTCGTCGGCCGGATGCACATAGACCGAGAACGCCGCCGGTCCCATCCGGACCAGAGCGTCCGCCATGTCCGTTCCATAGGACATCAGTCGTCCCGTTCCTGCGCAGCCGGACAGCGCCAGCGCCCCAGCGACGGTTATACCCAGCAGTCTCATCACAACCCTCCCTTGCCTCAACTACACTAGCTGAACCGGTCTCTGTCAAAAGTGTGCATTTATGCATTGACAGGAAACGTGCAGGAATGCACAGTCTCCCCATCACCAGGGAGACACCAATGTCGCTCAAGACCGCCACCACCACCACCCGATCCGCCGTGCTGGAAACCGCCCGCTCGCTGATCGGCACGACCTACGCCAGCACCCAAGACGCTGAGACCTCTTTCAACGGCTGGACGCTGATCGCCCGCTGCTTCGGCGGCAAGGCTTTGACCTTCGCCCCCGGCTGGGGTCCGCGTGAGCGCTCCATCGCTCTGAACGCCTTCCTGGGTCGCGGCATGGCGCCGATCACCCTGGACCAGGCCAAGCCCGGCGACGTGCTGGTCTTCAACATGGGCCGCGACGGTTTCCATGCCGGCGTCCTGTCGGACATCACCGGCCCCGAACCGAAGATGATCTCCTGCCAGTTGGGCCGGGCCGTCTCGGAAAGCTGGGCCGGCAAGTTCTGGACGGACAAGCTGGTCGGCGTGTTCACGACGGCTCCGCGCGCATCGACCGCCAACGACAATCTCACCAACAAGGAAGCCGCCTAATGGCCCGCAAACCCAAGGCGGCCGATGCCGCACCCGTGTCCGCAATCAAGGGCTTCAACGCCGACCTGACGTGTCGCGGGTTTCAGTTTGATGTCGGCAAGACCTACACGCACACCGGGAAGGTCAAAGCTTGCGAAAGCGGATTCCACGCCATCATCAGCGACGCGCACCCGCTGTCGGTCTTCGAATACTACGCTCCGGCTGGTTCACGCTTCTGCCGGGTGACGCTCTCCGGCGCCACGGACACCGACGACAACATAAAGGTCGCGGGTGAAATCCTGAAGGTCGGTGAAGAGATTGGCCTTCGCGACCTGACGTTGGAGGCGGTCAAGTGGGTTATGGACCGTGCGACCCTTGAGGGTCCGGTAGCGACGAAACCTAACGGTCTGGCCGCCGCATCCGGCGATCAGGGCGCGGCCACCGCATCCGGCTATCAGGGCGCGGCCACCGCATCCGGCTATCGGGGCGCGGCCACCGCATCCGGCACTCAGGGCGCGGCCACCGCATCCGGCGATCAGGGCGCGGCGATGGCTCCTGGCAAAGACGGTCGGGTCATGGGCGCCGATGGCGTGGCTCTGTTTGCCGTAGAGCGCGGCGAGTGGGACGGTCGCGGTTACCCGACGCTTTCTGCCGCCTGCGGCATTGTCGGTCAGGACGGCATCAAGCCAGATACCTGGTACCGCGCCGAAGCTGGCAAGCTGGTGGAGGCCTGACCATGGAACGCCTCGACACCATCTTGGGCCGGGTTCTGACCCGCGCTTCCGGCAATATCGACATGGCGGACGTTCCGCCCTGCCGCATCGTTTCCTTCGTCGCTGAGGGCGACCGCATCCTGTGGCGCCATAACCGCCGATGGCTGACCATCGAGGAAGCCCGGAAACTAGTTCCCCAGGTCTCCGATCTCGCCGTCAGGGCCAAAGACCCGCTCGGGGTCACGATCTACGAGGCCCAGCTTCTTGATCTGGTTCGAGCCATTCGGGCGGCTGAAGGGTTTGTCCCGACGCCCCCGGCGAACATGGCGAGGGCTGCTTAAGATGGCCTACGAATACGTCAAGCGGGCCTATGGGGTGAACCCTGTGCCTGGAGCCCGCGTCCAGCACACCGAGACGAAGAAGTTCGGCACGATTGCCCGTGTTCGGACGGACGACAACTATGTCCACGTCCGGTTTGATGGTCAGGGCTTCCACCTGCCGTGCCATCCGAAGGCATTGGATTACGATCCGGTCGAGGTCTCGCAATGACCGACGCCCGCTTTGAATCCGCCCGCGCGACCAATCAAGCGCATGGCCGGGGCTGGGACTTCACCCCCGTCAAACCCCGCCGCTACCCCGTCAACCTGATCCGCGTCTCGGCTGTCCTTCTGATCGGGGTCGCCCTGTTCATAGCGGCGCTGCGGTTCCTGCCCGCGTCGTGAGTGCCTTTCCACCTTCAACAGAGAGAAAACCAATGAACTATTCAACCGCCATCTTCCTGATCAACAGCGACGTTCGCGCCGTCACCGTCTCTTATGAGCAGGACGCCGAAGGCAAGGGCATCAAGCCCTTCACCACCTTCAAGACATTCGATCCCGACGTGACGGCGGGGGACTACGTCGCGGTCCCGACCGGAACCCGCCACGGCATGACTGTGGTTCGGGTCGAAGAGACCGACGTGGAAGTCGATGTCGATTACGTCGGCGACATGAAGTGGCTCGTTGATCGGGTCGATACGTCCCAGCGCGACGCTATTGAGGCCCAGGAAGCCGCTGCCATTGCCACGATCAAGTCGGCCGAGAAGAAGGCTCGCCAAGACGAACTGCGCGCCAAGCTGATCGCCGACAACCCGTCGCTGAACGTGCTGGCGAACATCGGCGGCGACGCCATCGCAGCCCTGCCGGCCGAATAACGCCATGAGCTTCGTGGTCCGCGCCCTCATGCCTTCAGTCCCAGAGGAAGGGCCACGCCAGCGCGCCATTCGGCGCGCTGGGAAACAGGGAAGATCTACTTCCCAGCAAAACGCGGGACGAGAGGGGGCGGTCCGTGGGACCGCAAGGCGAAGGGTCGCCCCCTCAACTCCGCTCTTTTCTCGAGGGTTCGAAATGACCTGCCCGAAATGCGGTCGGCGCGATGTGCCGAAGAGGCCCGACAAGACGCGCCACTGCCGCCGATGCGGCCCGCTTCAGACCTTCCGCTTCCCGGTATTCGAACCCCGCCCGTGACCGCCTTTCAAATCCTAGCCGTGGCCATCGGGCTGCTGGCGATCTTCTCCATTCCATTGAGGCGCAAGCCATGACCCTTAACCTTCCCCGCATCGGCTTCATGGTCTGGAACCCAGCCCGTGGGATGCCGACCGTCGTTCACGACACCATCGAGCAAGCCTCCGCCGAAGCTGAGCGCCTGACGCGCCAGAACCCCGGTGAGCACTTCATCATCATGTCGCCGGTCCTGACCGACCAGGGGGTGACAGTGGGTAAGGCGTTCAGCGACGGCGCTCGGTTCGCCATGGCAAGGGTCGAGAACGCCGAGGCCAACGCCAAGCGGATGATCGACGACGCCATTCAATACGAGGCGAAAATCAAGAGCCGCTTCCGTGTCCTTGAGCGCGATCAACGGAAGTTCCAGGCCATCGTCGCCGACTGCCTTCTCTGGTTCGACGGCTTCCGCGCCGCGCATTCGCCGAAGGACAGTTGGGAGCGTCCGCACGTGCCCGACCGCGACGCCCTTCGCGAACTGAACAGCGCGCTCCAGTCCCTGGAGACGCCGGAACCCGAGTTCGAGGAGATTCCGTTTTGAACGTCATCCCTTGGGACGGAAAGCCGATCAGCGCGCCCGGCATCTACAGCGGCGTTCCGATGTCGGTTTATCATTCCGCCGACCTCTGCGTCGGGCCGTCGATCTCGTCGTCTGGCCTGCGGACGATCTTCGATCCCTCGCAAGGCCCGATGGCCTATTGGGTCTATAGCCCGATGAACCCGCTTCGGCAGGAAAGGCCCGAGAGCGAGGCCTTCATCCTGGGCCGCGCCGCACACCACCTGTTCCTGGGCGAGGCGGACTTCGGGCGCCACTTCACGGTTGAGCCCGAGACCTATCCCGACGCCAAGACGGGCCAGCCGAAGCCGTGGAATAACAACGCCACCTTCGCGAAGGAATGGCACGAGCATGTCGCCTCCGAGGGCCTGACGGTCCTGTCGAGAAAGCAGCTTGAACAGATCCGAGGAATGGCGGGCGTCCTGCCCTGGCAGGAGGGCCTCGAAGATAGCGGCCTCAAGAACAACGCCGTGGTCCAGGCCGGCGCCCTTCGCGGCCTGATCGAACATTCCATCATCGCGAAGGACGAGGAAACCGGCGTCTGGTTGAAGTCGCGGCCCGACGTAATCCCTACCGACTCTCTGGAGTTCAACGACTTCAAAACGTCGAACGACGTGTCAGACGACGCGATCCGCAAGACGCTCGATACCTACCGGTACGACATGCAGGCCGATCTCGCGTCTGTCTGCCTTGAGCAGGCCCACGGCGAGCCGTTCAAGAGCCACGCCTTCATCTTCGCATCCAAGACGGTCCCCTTCGCCACGAGCGTCGCCGAACTCGACAGCGACGATCTTGCGGAAGCCGCCAAGGACAACCGCACCGCGCTCCGCACCTTCGCCCGGTGCCTAGACACTGGCCGCTGGCCCGGCCCGGCCGGAACGCGCGGAGACGCCGCCAAGATCGGCCGATCCAACTTCAACCGCACCCGCGCCGCCGACCGCCGCGCCTACCTTGAACGGGAACTCGCCGCATGACCGACACCGCCGCCAACATCGCCGTCATTGACCGCCAGCCCCGATCTGTTCTGGTCGATATGTCAGGCCGGTATGGAATGGAGCCCGCTGCCTTCGAGGCCACCCTTCGCGCCACGGTGTGCAAGGGGAACGTCAGCCGAGAAGAGTTCGCCGCATTCCTTCTGGTCGCCAAGGAGTACGGCCTGAACCCGATGACGAAGGAGTTATACGCCTTCCCGGCGAAGGGCGGCGGCATCCAACCCATCGTCTCAATCGACGGCTGGAGCCGGATCATCAACGACCATCCCATGTTCGACGGGATGGAGTTCGAGGACGTGCGCGAGGGTGACGAGCTGATCGCCATCACCTGCCGGATGCACCGGAAGGATCGCAGCCGGTCCATCGAGGCGACCGAATACATGTCCGAGTGCCGGCGCGGAACGGACGTGTGGAAGACCTGGCCCCGCCGGATGCTTCGCCACAAGGCGATGATCCAGTGCGCCCGCTACGCCTTCGGCTTCTCCGGCATCGTCGATCCTGACGAATACGAGCGCATGGAGACCGTGCGCGACGTGACCCCGCAGACAACGGGAATGCGAGCCCGGTTGGAGGCCCGCGCCGCCGCCAACGAAGGCTTCAACCCCGATCAGGTCGAGAACGACCTTACCCATTTCGAAGCGGAACCCCCTCCCGCTTCGGAACAGCCCTCATCGGATGGGATCTATGACCCGCGTACCGATGAGGGCCAGACCTTCCCTGGTGACAAAGCCCCTCCGTTGACCAGGGAAGACGAGACGGCCGAACCCGCTGAGGCAGATACCGCCAATGAAGGAACGGGTTCGGCCGTCGATGTCTCGGACGGGGTTGAGCGGTTCATCGCCGATCTGGCGTTCAAGTCTCTGGCTGAACTGAAGACCATCGAAGCCAGCAAGAACTACAAGGCCCGCATCGAGCTTCTGAAGGTCACGGCGCCGGATCAGGCCGCACGGGTCGAGAAGGCCTTGCGGGATGCGCTGGAGAGCTTCGGATGAAGCCCGACCAATCCATCATGCCCCAGCGCGCCCGTGTAGTCGTCCCGCCCCGCCCGAAGTTTTCGGCAAAGCGCCGGGCGACGATCTTCCTCGCTCACGGCGGGAAGTGCGGCATCTGTGGCCTCAAGATCCATGGGTCTGAATACGAGATCGAGCACCGCATCCCCCGCGCCATCAGCGCCGACGACAGCGATGAAAACCTCTACCCCGCGCACAAGGGCTGTCATGCGGCGAAGACCCCGATGGACCGCAAGGACATTGCGAAGGTCCAGCGTCTAGCCGGTGAAACGTGCCAGGGCGAACCGGCCCGCAAGCTCCAAGGCCGGGGCTTCGGCTCCGTCTCTCGCGGCTTCGACGGCCGGCTGAAGCTCACGAAGAAGGCCATGCGCCAGCGCGCGGCTAACGACCCCCAGCAAGAGGAAGCCTGACCCATGGAAGAGAACAAGCATACGGCTGCTGATCGGGTTGAGGCCATCACATCGCTGATCGACAACACGGGCGGGGCGGAGCGGGAGTGGATTACGGGCGACGACCTGTACGAGATCATGACGACTTTTGACGAACGTGCGGACGTGTCGGAGATCGCAGCCAAGATCAATCAGCGCATAGCCCTCCGCACCACCCCCGCCCCTGCGCTATCCGTCGATCTGGCTGAGCTGAAGCGGCTCCATACGGAGGCTGTGAAGTATCTCGGCGGCCCGAATCTCAAGCCTGATAGTTACGGCCTGCAGGTCTGGGGCGAGTGCCTGAAGGGCGGCGACAGTCATGTGTTTGATGTGCGCGGATGGGGCGAACTGACCGGCCGGGGTCATGGCGCGTTTGGCCTGTCTGAAGATGAGGGAATGGCGGCCCAACGTGCCCGCCAAGCCTACCTTGTCGCGGCCTGGAACTCGGTTCCCGCCCTCATCGCCCAAATCGAACGCATGGGAGGGGTGTGATGTGCAGCTACACAGGACGTGAGTTTGGAGCGCACTATCCCGATAGCATCTGCATCGACGGGTATCTCTGGGACGCTGACAGCGGCGACGATGACGGGCTGACCCACGGCGGCGAATGGGCCTGCCCGCGTTGCAACACCGCTCGCTTTCTCGAAGACGCGGCCGAAGAATACTCCACCGGTTCATGTGGATCGTCGATGGGGCGCGCCTGGGTCGAGGCCGTTCAGTTTGAACGCTCTGTCGCTAAGGCGCACCGCGAAAACCCCGAAGAAACGGCGCGGGTCATCCCGACTATAGCGCCGTTCATCGCGTCTGATTGGCCCGACCGGCAGGCCGTAGAAGAGGGCCGCGCTCCGTGGGATCGCACGATTGAAGTGACGATCAATCCAGTCGCCATCCTCGCCACCCAACCCAAGGACCTTTGACCAATGACCGATAAAGCCAAGACAGACGACGTGCGCGAGGCGGTGGCGCGGATCATTGATCCGATGCTTCGCAGCTACGGCAACAATGCACTGATGACCAACGACGAGCGCATGACTTACGGCAATCGTGCCGTGGATCGCATTATGGCTTACGTTTCCTCCGCTCCTATTCTCAAAGGCGTCGGAAAGATCAACGGCGACGGCTGGAAGGACACCACGGCCAAGGGAGAGGTCGTCTATGTCTGGAATGCTGAAATGCCCGCGCCATACGGCCGTGGTCAGTTCCCCCGCGTCGGAAACGAGGGCTGGTCCGCCAGCACCAAGCAGTACGACTTCACTGCCGCATCAGCAGAAGATGTTGAAGCCATCCTCGCCCTTCTCCGCCCCGCCGCGCCCGATGGGGGAGGGGAGCACTGTCCTCACTGTGACCGGATGCTAGTCATGGGGTGCGGGTGCAACTTCACCGCCGCCATCCCCGCGAGCGAAGGGGGTGAGGGATGAGCGAGAAATCCTTCCGCGACGAAATCGCCATGTTTGCCCTGGAGCGCCTCGGCGTCGAGCGCATCCCAACCCTCATGAACCGATCCGACGCCATCAAGGGGATGGCCCAAACGGCTTACGCTCTGGCTGACGCCATGATGGAGGCCCGATCCACCCAACAGAAGGACCGCTCTGATGGCGCAAGATGAGAAGATGCTGGTTCCGGTGGAGTTGCTCGCTCGGTGTGCCGCCTTTCTAGAAGATCCGAAGACCGAGCACCCGCATGATGTTTCGTATCTGACCGAAGAGCTGCGAGCCCTCTCCGCAGCCCCCGCCCAACCCGCGACCGACATGGCCGAGACTCTTCGGGGCCAACTGAACGACAAGTCGCGCCGCCTTCGTCCGCTCCCCGCCGCCCCGACAGGAGACGCGAAATGACAAACCATATTGTTGAAGCCAACAAAAAGGTCATCGACCTAGACGCGCTGGAGAAGCTGGCGGATGAGGCGACCCCGGGGCCTTGGACTCTCAAAACCGGGCAGACTTCCTATCCTGAGTGCGATGACGCAGATTCATGGTCTGCCGTGCTGACGCCAAGAGGGCGTGAGGTCGTCACGCTATATGAGCGATACGGCATCAAGGGCGAAGATCGTAGCGACTACGATGATGACGCCGCCTTCATCGCAGCCGCCAACCCCGCCACCATAAAAGCCCTGATCGCTGAACTAAGGGAGGCGAGGGGGTTGCTGAAAAGTTGGGTAGCCAGTGCTGAGGCTGAATACGTCGAGGGGCTGTTTTACGACGACGTGAAGGAAACCCGCGCCTTCCTCTCTAAAGCACAGGGAGGGGAGTGATGGCGCTTTGGATTCAAAACATCACCGACGAGCCGCGAGAAGACGACGCTGCACACGACTACGCCGTCAGGGTGAACAACAACCCGCCACTCGCTGTTTTACGGCACGTCAGGTCTCTTGGGGCCGCTCAATGCCTTCGCGACGCTGCTGACGCCATTGACGCCCAATCGACCCCACCACCACACCAGAGGGCAGAATGAGCGCTGCAATCCTGATCTGTCTGACCCTCGCGATGTCTGACGGCGACAGCGGCCGGTGCGTCACCGCCGACGGCGAGCGCCACCGGGTGCGCCTGGCGGGGATCGACGCCGGGGAAGTCGCGCCCTTCACCCGGTGCCGCCAGCGGCCCAACGTCTGGGCTTGTTCGCCGGTCGCCAGGACAACCGGGTCCGAGGCCGCGCGTCGGGCCCGGCAGTTGGCCAGCGCCGGCGCCCGCTGCACGGTGACGGATACCGATCGCTACGGCCGGAACGTCGCCGTCTGCACGGTCGCTGGCCGCGACCTGGGCGGGCTGCTGGTCCGCGAAGGCCTAGCTATTAGCGAGACCAACTACGGCGACCCCTACAGGCGCGAGGAAGACGCAGCCCGGCGCGAGAGGAAAGGGATCTGGAGATGAGCGTCCAGAAACCCTCCGTCAGCAAAATGGTCCGTGCCATTCAAAAGCTGGGATTGACCGTAACCGGCGTCGAAGTGGCGCCAGACGGGACCGTGAAGGTCTTGACCTCCAACGACAACACAGGCGCAGATGCGTCAGATCAAGCCTGGGACAGGTATCGTGCGCGCAAGGCTGACCGGACTTCACAAGGCGACGAAGCGGCTTAGCGGGGGCCGCGTCGCCATCTACGCCTATGCGTTTCGAGGCGGGCCTCTGGTCGCGCGCGTCGAGGCCGGAAGCCTAGTCGCGGCGAACCGACTTATGGAGATCGAGCTGGGTCGCGCCGGCACGGCCGCGAAGATCGAAGAGGCCCGCGCCCCGATCCGCAGGACCGATGACAAGCGCTTCATCAGGGGGCTGATCTACGCCTTCAAGGCCTCGCCTGAGTGGGCGAAGATGGGCCGAAGCAGCCAGGTCGAGTACAGCCGATACCTGAAGGCGTTTGACGCCGAGTTCGGAGACATGCCCGCGTCCTCATTCGCCAGCGATCGGGCCAAGGCCGCCCTACTGGACTGGCGCGATCAATGGTCTGACCGCCCTCGCGCCGCCGACTACGCCATTCAGACCGTTGGGCGCCTGTTCAAGTGGGCGCGAGGCAGGGGCCTATCCAGTGCGCGGCCGACCGACGATGTTGAGCGCCTTCACGAAGCCGACCGATCCGACCTGATCTGGTCGGACGACGACATAGCCGCCTTGGTCGCCTCGGCGTCCCAAGAGGTAGGATGGGCTGTACAGCTTGCGGCAGAGACCGGCCTCCGCATGGGCGACCTTCTGGAGCTTCCAAGATCCGCCCTGACCGCCCAGGCCATCGTCTGGAAGACCAGCAAGCGGAAGCGTCAGGTCATCGTTCCCCTGACGTCCAAGGCCAAGGCGCTGATCAAGGCAATGCCGGTGCGGGCTCTCACGGTGCTGACCAATAGCCGTGGCGAACCTTGGACAGACAGCGGCTTCAAGACGATGTTCGCGAAGGCCAAGGCAAAGGCCAAAATTACCGGGCTGCGCTTCCACGATCTCCGGGGGACAGCCGCGACCCGCCTATTCATATCCGGCTCCCCGAAGCGCGATATTGCGACGATCATGGGATGGTCAGAGTCCGCCGTTGACGCCCTTCTAACGAAATATGTGTCGAGCGACGCGGTCGCCCTTGACCTCTTGTCGAGAATGAACCAGAAACCCGCTCCACAAACCGATGACAAACCGACTATACAGTCGGTGTCTTAAGTCGTTGTTTGTGTTGGCTGCGTCCTTAGCTCAGTTGGTTAGAGCATCTGACTTTTAATCAGAGGGTCCTCGGTTCGAGCCCGAGAGGACGTACCATTTCTCCCTTCGGAGGAGCCTCCCCATGTCCCAGCCCGTCTTCTTCGCCGTCGAAACCGGCGGGACCAAGATCGTGTGGCGGGTCGAGGATGCGGCCGGCGCGGTGCTGGATCAGGGACGGTTTGCGACTGGCGCGCCCGAGGCGGCGGT